TGGTTTTCATCCTTCCTAATCTTCATAAAGATTAGCCGCTATTGTGGTAGGACATGATAGAGTCGGACTATCGTTAATGGTTTATAAGACCACCGTTCTAACCGTTGAACTAATGTCCCATAGAGAGCTTAATAGCTCCCAGGAATATACTTATTAATAGTGTTTGGATGATACCCAAGCGCGACAAGAAATGAAGTAAAGCAATCGCATAGTTCATCAATATCTGCATCACTTGGAATATCAAAACTTAGCTCTGTTCGCCGCTCATGTGGATTCTCGCCGCCGGGCCAAAAAGTAAAATTAATCTGTCCCATTTTCTCTTCACTTGACATTTCTATAATCCCTCACTTCTTCATATGGATGTTCATTATCCCATACAGCACAATCTTCAACAATGAAATTGTTCATTTTAAGCCAAGACTTATATTCAAGTTCAAGGCAATCAGTATACCAAAGTTTAGTAGTGCCAGTTTTCTTATCGCGGAAACGAAGCTCACAATACATGAGGCCGCCGCTTTTGTCATCAAACCAATCCATTTTAGTTCTAACCTGCTCAACTACGAAGCGTCCAAGCCAGAGCGGGTCATTTGCGATAGACTTATTAATTGCTCTACAATAGTGGTTAAGCCACCGCTGATGCTTCCTACGATTCTTAGACTTCATGTTGTACTCACGCATTTTTCTTGCTCCTTTCCTCTTTGTATAATAATTATACTATAATTTTTACTATAAGTCAAGTATTTTCTTCGTAGAACTTTTCAATTTCTACGCAATTTTCATCGGGCTTACATTTATCGCAGAAAGGAGAAATCCATCCTTTCGTAATCCACTTCGCGGGCGCGCCACAACAAATGCAAGTTGAATAACTTATATTTTCATATTTATTAATTACTTCATTTATCTCTGGCGTTGTCCAATTAGTGTAAAAGCGTAGGCCACCAAACTTTTCTTTAATTTGAGTAACTCTAAAGGTATCCGCGAAAACCCGGGGCTGTTGATTTAAAGCCCGTTGAATCTCTTCACACATTTGTTCCCCAAATGCAATTCTCCATCCGTCAGGCATTTCATCAAGAAGAGTATAAGAATAATCGTAATCTTTTACAATTTCATCTGTCCATACATTGCGTGGCAAAAGCCACGGATATTTTTCTATTAGTTCTTTGTTGGAAACCATTCTTCTATATTTCCTCCGTTTTTTCGTATCCAATCTTGAAAAGGCCAGCGCTCACTGCATGGATTATCGTATTTTTCATAGAAAAGAAAAGCAAAATCAAAATCTTTTATATCACTATCATAAGCAATGCGCTCATGCAAGCTAAATAATTTAGACATAAAAAGTTTAAAATCAATTTTATCTAATTGATTTGAATATACTTGTAGAAAAGAACAATCTTGTGGATGTTTAGGCGCGCATTTGCCATTACATAGTCCGTCGCATTCCGCGCCAGGCGTTAATGGTGGGCAGTCAATTACCCATACGCCACGGCCGTCTTGTCCCAGCGGACGCCACTTTGGCGGAAAAATAGTAGTATTTAAGCCAATAAGATTTTTTGGAAAATTGCGCACTTGCGCCCAATAGGAAGTATATAATCTCATTTTATTCTTTTACCACTCAATTTGCCGCCTTATTAAATAAAGGCATATCCAATCCACCCGCACTCGCACTCATATTGATACTGTGCAGGATAGGAAGTAAGTGTAATGTCATTTCTTCTCCAAATTTTCTTTCCGCACTTTGGGCATTTAACATCGACTTGCGTTCTTGGCTGAAATGCTTCGTCCTTCTTTGGCATTAGTTTTTCATAGTCTTCCCATTTCATTTTACTTTACCTTCCTTTTACTTTCGCCATTTTTATTTTGTTATCCATTCCCACGCATTAATTTCTGCTTCAATTTTCCGCCCGAGAAGAAATAGCTCCCAAGCATTTTGAAAACTATCCCAAGTTTCACGATTAGAAAAAATCTCTTTATTATCATGCATAATAGCTTGATAAACTAAAAAATCAATATGATTGCCGCGCATTTGCACATGAAATCCATTTCCTTGCATATTATTAGAATGAAATAAAGTGTAGCAATGAAATTTAGAATAATCATTTTTATTGATTATCCATTTGGATTCTTTCGTAAATAGTAAGATTTGGTCGTTTGTTTCTACAATATACGCCTGTTCGCCATATTTGTGATTAATAAACCAAACTACTTCTTGCGCTGTCATATTGATTCCTTTCTTTTTGTAAGTCGGAGTAGCAAGACTCGAACTTGCGGCTTCGTCGGCCCAAGCGACGCGCGCTACCAACTGCGCTATACCCCGATAAAAAACGCGACCATATTTTATAAATTCCAATTATAAATAAAATATTGCTGTAATGGTCGCTTAAATTGGCAGCCCGCCTGGGAGTCGAACCCAGTCCGTTCGCTTCAGAGGCTGCGATTTTAGAGACCGCCTGTGCAGCCGCACACCTACGGGCTATATATTATTATACACTAATTTTTATTAAAAGTCAAATATCATCAACTTCCGTGATTTTAAACTCTGTAGTAAAGTATGTATCACAATAATTACATTTTCCTCTACCAAAAGCTAATTCAAATGAAGCGCCACATTTTGGGCAAGTAATTGGATGTGCTTCAATTAGCTTACATTGAAGTGCATATGTTTTACCATTTGGTAAAGTAATTCTATTGATAAAACCATCTACTTCTGTACCATCTTCTAATTTATACATATTTACTTCTTAATTAAAAATCGAATGTTTTCTTTCTTCTTTAGGATGCTTAAACGCATAATAATACATTTTCCAATCTAATTTTTCTAAAATAGTTGTTAATTCATAAGGGGTGCCAGCAGTCGTCATTAAAGGAACTAGTAATTTAATCAATTCTTTCTTTTCTTTTTTATTAAGAAAAAGTAATTTCATTTCATTCGCCCCTTTCTTATATATATTATATAATAATTTTGGAGAAAAGTCAAATATTTAGGTTAGGATTTGCACCTAACATAGCTCTGCTTTTGCCACCCAATTCTTTTCAGAGCCTGTGGCAAGCGTCTACATATTCCGCCACTAAATATTTGAATCGTATCCTCGGTGGGAGTCGGACCCACAGAACCCGCGTTTTGAGCGCGGTACATATGCCAATTCTGTTACGAGGACATAAATAGGCTGTTCCTCGAACTCCATTTAACTACTGCTCTGCCGTTACGCTAAACCCTATCAAGTCGCCGTTTCGTCCAAGTCACGGCCCGGTTGTAGGGGTTCGTAGCACCTAATTCACTTCTACGTAGTTTATTTGTCTCTGGACGAATGAAGTAAGAACAGTAGTCCATAGTACCCAAGGAGAGATTTGAACTCTCAAAACCTGCATCCTAAGTGCAGTGCGTATGCCATTCCGCCACTCGGGCGTACGTAAATAGGCTGTTCGTCAAATTCCATTTAACATTGCTGGCATAGGGATTTCACCTTACCTCAGATTCATCATTCTGCACCTATTTACACAATAATTAGCTAATTGGCTAATTATTTTTCTATGTTAGTTGTGCAACATTACCTAACATAAATTTGGTCGTGCATCATGTCAAAGTTGCGCGCGATGGTGCCGCTGGCCGGACTTGAACCGGCACGTCCATACGGACAGCAGATTTTGGTCGTAGGCACAAGTGATGACCTTGCTTCGCTCTGGCTACCCACGTAAGTCTGCTGTGTCTGCCATTCCACCACAGCGGCATAAAACAAGACGCACTTATAACCGCGCTTCTACTATTGAGCGACCACCGCATGTTGCGGTGGGTTGGAGTTGGACCAACACTTAACGGGCACCCTTTGCAAAGAATAATTGCTGATGCGTCTTTAATATTTAATAATATCTTTCCGCGATATATTTTAATTCTTTTTTAGAACCTTGTAGTTCTTTTGTTGGGTCATAAATTTTTCCATTTACTTCAACCCAAGCATGATTAGTTTTACCCGCTTTACCTACTACAAGACATGCTGGAATTCCACAAATTCGTAGCATCGCAGTTAATAAAGCCGCGAGATTATAACATGTACCTTTTTTCTTCTTCCAACAACCTTCTAAATCTGGTGGCCCAAATTTTTGCCGCGCGGCAAGAATTGCGCCAATATAATCATAAATAAAATTACGTTTAAAATATATCCAAATTTTATCTAAAGTTTTTAATGACCGAGCCGATTGATAAAAAGAAGAACCAACATTAAAATATACATATGTATTGCTTTGTGTCATATATGCATCAACATTTTCTAATTTAACAATCCGTACAATTCGTTGTTTTAATGCATATTGATTTCCACTCTTCTATTCACAAAGTAAAAATTCATATGTTCCATTACCAAAAGTTAATGGTACTATAATATCAGAATTTAAATCATAGTTTACAATATTCGTGCCTTTTTTTACCATAAGTTTTAATTTTTTCTTACTTTTATACAAAAGCGCGATATTAGCAATACCATTTCCAATTAGTATATTAAATAACTAATTAGCCATAAGCATCACATCCTATATTAAATTGGAGCACCATACCAGATTTGAACTGGCCACATTTGCTTGGAAGGCAAAGATGTTACCGCTACACTAATGGTGCGAATTGCCACTACCCGTCGAGTGGCCAGACGATCTCCCTTTTATGTATCGCTGGATAAGCGATGGCCTCATGAGTGTGGATATCTTCCACATGCCAAGATGGACCTGGGGCATTTCACCCAGCCCGTAGGCAGTTTTTGACTTGCTGGTCAAACGAGAAGTTTCTCGTAGGCTGTGCTCATTAAACACCGCCCTAAATCCCTATTACATATGTATATTGCAGTCTTACGTCTATACTAGACGCGTTGCTCGCCGCGGCATGGCGCGGGTCTACGCATTAATGTCCGTGCTTTCTAATGTTCCAATCCTCAACTTCGGTCCTACCGCTTGTCGGGACAAGTAGCTATGGGAACTTTACGACCGACGCCCCGTCGCTCGGGTAATCGGGTGAGATGGACTCGGACCATCGACCTCGAACTTATCAGGTTCGCGCGCTTACCTACTGTGCTACCACCCGAAAACTAGACCCGCTTATATATGCTCCGCCAATTGAGCTACATATTCCGTAGAATACGATTGGACTCGAACCAATAACCTTTTGATTAACAGTCAAAAAAGAAGTAATTTGCTGACGGGTCTATAAATTTCCGTATCTTTTTCCTTTCAACATAATTATTATATCATAATTTTTATTTTAGGTCAAATATTCAAAGGGTATAAATTCATTTTCTTTTAAATCCTATACAAATTTTATAATATTAAATGGTTTTATTTTTTGCCATTTTTTAATCCGCGTTTTAATGCGAGGAACAGTTATTTTAGAAAAGAAAGAAAGTAAATCTTTTGAACAAAATTTTTCATAAACACGATAGTTTTCAAAATAAAATTGTCGTATTGCTTCCCACACATCATCTATTAAATCTTGTCGCTCATATAATACACTTAAAAAGAAAAAGTATTCTTGTGCCATCATATAATTGAGTTCAAACATTATTACATTAGGAGTAATTTTTGCTTGTTTTGCGATATTTAAAGCGTGAACACCATTTATAATAATTCCTTTACTTAATTTTGTATAAAAAAATTCCGAATTATTTTTTTTGGTTACAGAATTTTTATCAATATGTTCATAAAAAACAGGAATTTTTATTAGTTTACTTGCCTTGGCGAAACCATCTAAATGTAATTGTTTTAAAATTATTCTACAAGCGCGGCTAAAACCATAATCTTCATTGGCGTATGAGCCTTCTTTACAGAAATGAATATTATACATTTCAACAAATGAACGCTTATATACACTACCAATTGTTTTATCATCCCATATATCATTTAAATGATTATTATCGTCATACACATATGAGAAATCATACATTTTTATATATGTATTTTTATTTATTTGCTCTAAAATAGTTTCTAAGCCGCTGTCATAAAAATAATCATCTGTATCTAAAAATGTAAAATATGTTCCATTACTATGTTCAATTCCATATTGCCGCGCCATTCCTGGCCCGGAATTAGTTTGTAACTGATAGAATGAAATATATGGATATTCTTCTAAAATATCGTCATAGTTTAAATTAGAGCAATCATCCACTACAATTATATTTACATCATCACGCTTTTCAATAGAATCCAAGGTTCTTTTTAAACCTTTTTTATTCTTATATGTTGCGATAATTATATCTAATGTAATTTTATCCTATATATTTCTCTATATTTTATCTATTGGTAAATTTCGATAATAATTGAAATGTGGATATTTATCTAATTTATATAATCCTGCAAAATGAGTAATTTTTTCTCGCTATGGCCCTGCCGCCTACATACAGCAATTATAATCGCTTGGTAATATTAAAGCATGACCACGAAAAAATTCGTTGAAGCAATCTTGTTCTTTATATCTATACCAATATGTATTTATTGCTTCAATCATTTCATCATCTTTTTTATCTTCCCTGATTTTTTTCAAATTAAGCATAGCTACACCCATATTAAAATATGAGCCTTCTTCTTCACTTAATTCTGTTTCTTCTACCGCCGCGATATAATAGTTAGTTAAATCTAAATCCCATAAATCTGAAATGTTTTCATTAACTATTGTATCCATATCTATGCTTAAAATTCTATCTAAATTAGGAAATATTTTAGAGTATGCCGCACGTAATAATACCATATAAGTACAAACATTATCATAATTAGGTCCATTTTTATCAAAATAGACCTAATTACTTATATTTATACATTCAATCTCTTTGGGCAATTCATAAGGGAAAATATCATCTTCAATCAAAAAATAAATTTTCTCTACGTCAGAATGTTCTAATAGGGATTTCGCAGCGGTTAATAATTCCTAATAAACATTTTTAGTGCCACTATATACTGCTGCTTTTGTCATTAAGGCCACTCACCGGTTGGCTTGCCAAGATTCGCGCGCTCAACATTGGTATTAAAGAATACACCATCTGTTGCGGGACCAGTTAGAAGTTCATCAGCAATAGTTTCATATAGAGTACTAATAATACCGTGGCAATCATTTAGATTATCCGCCGCGAACTGGACTACGCAATTATTGAATACTACATATGTAGTGCCAATCCACTGATACCCTTCTTCCGCGGGACAAATAGAATACGCATACGCGGGATTGCCTTTGAAAGCGGTATCAAATAGTTCTACCTTACTGGTAAACACACGATTAGAAGGAGTACCATCTACCATAACTTTTAACTTTACATTGCCGAAGCTAACTTCTTCTGGTAGAATCTGCTGTAAAGCCGCGACCTTATCGCCATTATTACAAGCTAAAACAATAGAAGGAGTAGCGCCGCCGAATTCACAATTACATGCAATTTGAGGATCGCCATCAAATAGAGCTTCAAACTTTCTAATCACGATAACCCAGGGAGGAAGAATCTTGAGTCTTACATCATTCATGTCGGTATACCTCATTTTTTAAAATTTTAAAACAAGACCCAATTTTCTCATTCATTGCTCTACCTGCTGAGCTATATATTCCGCAGAATACAATTGGATTTGAACCAATGACAAATGGATTCCTAATCATAAAAAATTGCTGATTGGGTCTTTAAAATACGCGGGTGAGGATTTGCACCTCACATATGCTCTTCATCTTGCCATCATCAAACTGTTAAGCACACTTTTAAATGGCTCAGTCGTCTACCTATTCCGCCACCGCATTTCCGCGGCTATATTACTTC